TAGGGGGAGCTTGACCGGTAAGGGTTATAGACAAAGGAGATTTTTGAGTTCTCACGTGAGGGGGGTGGGGGGAGACATGGCCGCAAATGCAAAAACAAAAAAATATTTAGTCTCAGAATTATATGCCGAAGTAAAAAAGGATCTGCTGGATCAGCTTGACCGAAACGGCACCGTTGGCACATATTATACGGATTTGGTGGGCGACTACATGGATATGTGGGTCACTAAATGTCTCCTTGTCGACGACATCCAGCGGCGTGGTGTAACGATTAGATATGACAACGGAGGGGGTCAAAAAGGCCTCAAAAAGAACGATAGTATCGAGCAGCGCATTAAAATAAATGCTCAAATGCTCAAGCTATTGGCGGAGTTAGGGATCAAGCCGGCGCAATCTGGCGGTGAGGATGATGAGCTCTAGGATCAATCCCTATATCCTTAGATATATCGAAATGGTGGAGACGGGAGAAATTGAAGCTTGCGAAGAACAGCAGCTATTGGTTGCCTATGTTCGCAAATGTTTTGCTACTGAAGAAATTTACACCGACAGCGAGCAGCTTGAAAAATATCTAAGCCTGGTCAAATATTTTCCTTATGAACGTCTCTTCGAGTGGGAAGAGTTTTGCCTGGCACTCCACTGCTGCACTTACCGGGCAAAAGATGACATGCCGCGTTGGCCGGATCTATTTGCGCTGATGGGTAGGGGCGGCGGCAAGGATGGATATATCGCTCTCGAATCCTTTTGCTTGATGTCCGAACACAACGGCATCCTGCGTTATGACATCGATATCTGCGCCAATAATGAAGACCAAGCCAAAGCCCCTTTTGATGACATATATGGAGTCTTAGAAACGCCAGAGTTTACTAAAAAGCTGAAGCGTTTTTTTTATTGGAACAAAGAAGAGATCATTAGTCTTAAAACTAAATCCAAACTCAAGTACCGCACCAACAGTCCCAAAGGAAAAGATGGTCTGAGATCCGGAGCCGTTATTTTCAACGAGATCCATCAATACCAGGATTACGCAAACATTAACGTCTTTACCACCGGCCTGGGCAAAAAGAAGCATCCACGCCGGACATATGCTACCACCAATGGGGATGTGCGAGACGGCCCACTGGATCATCTGCTCGAACGCTCAGAACAAATTCTTCGCGGGGATATTCCAGACAACGGACTCTTGCCGTTTATCTGCAAGTTGGACGATAAAGAAGAGATCCACGAGCCAAAGAATTGGGATAAGGCCAACCCATCTTTGCGATACTTGCCCAATCTCCAAGAGGAAATGGCCAAAGAGTATGAGGAATGGAAGTTAAATCCCTCGCAGTTTTCCGCCTTCATGACCAAACGGATGAACATCCCTGATGGGAACAAGGAGATCCAAGTGACAGATTGGGAAAATATTAAGGCAACCAATAAGCAGCTTCCGGAACTGACAGGACGGTCGGCGGTGGTGGGAATTGACTACTCGAAAATCACAGACTTTGCATCTGCAGTGATCCATTTCAGAGAGGGTAACACAAGATATGACATCTCCCACTCCTGGCTTTGTTCCCAATCAGCAGACATCCCACGGCTAAAAATTCCATGGCGAGAATGGGAGAAGATTAATCTGCTGACAGTCGTCGACGATGTGGAAATTAACCCGGACTTAATCGCCGAGTGGATCGCCTCCCAAGCGGCAAAATATAACCTCGTAAAATTAGCCCTCGACAACTATCGTTATGCACTGCTTGCGAACTCACTGAAAAAGGTGGGTTTTGATGCCAAGGATTATAAAAATGTCAAACTGGTACGACCTTCAGATATCATGCAGATTGCTCCGGTGATCGACAGCTGCTTTGCAAAACAAAACTTTATCTGGGGAGACAATCCTTTACTTCGCTGGGCCACTAACAATACAAAACTAATTAAGTCAGGCGTCAAAACAGGCAACGACACCGGCAACTATGTTTACGGCAAGATCGAAGCTAAAAGCAGAAAAACGGATCCCTTTATTGCTGTCGTGGCAGCCATGACCATTGAAAGTGAACTGGGGGATGGGGCCTGCGGAGAAACGCTAGATATTGGCGTTTATACTTATTGAGAGGAGGTGTGAACTTGGGGATTCTTACCTGGATCAAATCACGGATGAGCAATGGCGAAATTACCGTGACACCCACCGATGGAGCAGACTTCTTCAGTCTCCTTGGAGAAACCTATATCCGTGAACTAGCCTTTTGGTCCGCCGTGAATATGATCGCCAATTCAATTAGCAAGTGCGAATTTAAAACCTTCCTGAACGGAAACGAAGTGAAGGATCGAGAATACTACCTGTTTAACATTGAGCCAAATAGAAATCAGAACTCATCGGCCTTTATCCATCAATGGATCAGTCAACTCTACAGAAAGAACGAATGCTTGATCATTGAGGAAAAGGGTCAGCTACTGGTGGCCGATAGTTACATTCGAAAACCTTATGCTTTGCTAGACGATGTCTTCACCGGCGTAACCGTGGGTGATTTTACCTTTAATCGTTCCTACACTCAGGCAGAGGTGTTATATTTCAGACTCTCTGAGCAGGACATGCGGAAAGTCACATCAGGGCTCTATGAAAGCTACGGCAAACTGATCACCTATGGGATGAAAAGTTATCAGAAATCGCGGGGCAACCGAGGTACGCTTAACATTTCTACCTTAGCTCAAGGAAAAGTTGACTACAAAGAGACGGTCGAGAAGCTTCTCAACGAACGCTTCAAGACCTTTTTTAATGCTGAAAATGCCGTGCTTCCTTTATTTGATGGCTACAGTTACACGGATATCGGCTCAAAGACCTACTCCAACGAAGGTACCAGGGACATTCGGGCCATGATGGATGACATATCCGACTTCACCGCCAAGGGCTTTGGTATTCCCCCCGCTCTGCTACGAGGGGATGTGGCAGGGATAAAAGATGCCCTGGAGAGCTTCCTAACCTTTTGCGTGGATCCACTTTGTGACATGCTGCAGGAAGAGATTAACCGCAAGCGATCCGGGTATGCAGGGTTCAAAGCCGGTACCTACCTCCAGATTGATACCAAAGCCATAAAACACGTGGATCTTCTGAGCGTATCCACGGCAATCGATAAGCTCGTCGCCTCCGGGGCCTTCTGTATCAACGACATACGAAAACTAGTGGGTGAAGAACCGATTGATGAACCGTGGGCTTGGCAACATTTTATGACTAAAAATTACTCAACCGTTGCTGACCTGTTGGCAGCTTTGGAAGGAGGTGAAGAAATTGAAAAACTTTAAACCCATGTGGGAATTAAGGCAAGCGGCCAATCAGGATACTTTGGAACTCTTCATTTATGGTGATGTACAAGCAAATTATTTTGACTGGTTTCAATGGGGAATGGTTGAAAGCGAAACCTCAGCGAATCACTTTAGATCAGAGCTGGCAAAGTACCCGAACGCTCAAACCATAAACCTCTATGTCAATAGCTTTGGTGGCAGCGTCTTTGAAGGCACAGCCATCTATAGTCAGCTTAAGAGACACCCTGCGCAGAAGATTGGCTATGTGGATGGCTTTGCCTGTTCCATAGCGACAATCCCCTTAATGGCCTGTGACAAAGTCATCATGCCCAAGAACACCATGATGATGATCCACAATATGTGGAATGTCGTGGCAGGCAATGCCTCACAGCTTAGGAAGGGCGCGGATGACCTCGATGTCATCATGGCCGGAAATCGACAAGCTTACCTGATGAAGTCGAACGGTAAACTTGCTGAGGAAAACCTTATCCAAATGCTTGATGCCGAAACATGGCTGACGGCAGACCAGTGTATTGAGTATGGGCTGGCCGATGAGCTACTGGAAAAAGAGGTTGACCTAAGCAATGCTCAACAGCTCTTGCAAAAAGCCAACCTTTCCATCGCTCAGCAAATCCAGTTTAATAAAAGTTTTGCCGCACAGCTTAGAGAGATGGCAGCACCGCCAGACACACCGGCCGCTCCTCCTGATCCATCGCCAGCACCACCTCCGGAACCCCAAGAAAATAAAGCAATAAAGTTAATGGCGGCCTTGTTCCGCTAATTTTTATTGAAGGAGATGTAAGCATTATGACCATGAAGAATCTCGATTTATTGCAAGCCAAGAAAGCAGAGATCATGAACAAATTGAACCAGGCCCTCAAAGATGGGAACGAGGAGGCTTTCGCCCAGGCATTTACCGAGTTTACCGAAACTATTCAGGAAGCCGTTATGCAAGAGGCCAAAGGATTAGTGCAAACGGTTGACACAGGTGTCTTAGCAGGACGTGGCGTAAGACAGCTTACGTCCGAGGAAACAAACTACTACCAAAAAGTCATCGAAGCCATGAAATCCAGCAATCCTAAACAGGCCCTTACGGATTTAGATGTGGTCATGCCGAAGACGGTAATCGACGCGGTCTTTGAAGATCTGACCGAAAATCATCCTCTCCTGGATGCAATCAACTTCCAAAACACTTCCGGCTTGATCGAGTACTTGGTCAACGTTAATGGAACGGAACTAGCCTCATGGGGAGCCTTGACTGCTGAGATTATTAAAGAGCTCACCTCGGGCTTCAAGAAAATGAACATGTCCTTTAATAAACTATCGGCCTTCCTGCCGGTGGCCAAGGCGATGCTTGACTTAGGCCCCACATGGTTAGATCGATACAACCGGGTAATCCTCGGGGAAGCCTTATCCAATGGGCTTGAAGCGGGCATTATTGACGGTACCGGGAAGGAAATGCCCATCGGCATGAACCGTCAAGTGGGTACCGGGGTCGTTGTTACCGATGGAGTTTACCCCTTGAAGAATACCGTCCCTTTAACAGCCCTTGATGCGGTAAGTTATGGCTCGTTGTTGTCCGGAATGGCTGTCGGCCCCAATGGAAAGACAAGAATCGTTCGAGAAGTGATCATGATTGTTAATCCGGTAGACTATCTGCAGAAGATTATGCCGGCAACGACGATCCGAGGAGCCGATGGAACCTATGTAAACAACGTACTGCCCTTCCCTACCCGAATTATCCAATCCACCCAGCTAGCAGTTGGAAAAGCAATTATTGGTCTGGCCAATCGCTACTTCATGGGAATCGGGACGGCCAAGTCCGGAAAGATCGAATACTCCGATGAGTACCGATTCCTCGAAGATGAAAGAGTTTATCTAGTAAAACTCTATGGCCATGGCGAACCTTTGGACAACACTGCTTTTGTATATGCAGATATTTCTGGACTACAGCCGGCAGTGCAAACTGTTACTGTTAGTGGAACCGTTCAAACTCATGAAGTCGTTTAATCGAGGTGATATAAATGGCGCTGCCTGAAGGGCTGCTTGGATCAGTTCGCAACTACCTTGACATAACCTGGACGGATCCTGCCGGAGACGAAAAGCTCTCCGGCATTATCGCCCGAGGAATAAAGTACATTGATGGAATAGCCGGCTCGACTATGGATTACAGCATAGAGGACAAGCCCCGGGAACTCCTCTTTGATTACTGTCGCTATGCTCGTTCAAATGCTCTGGATCAATTCCAGAAAAACTATTTACACGAATTGGTCTCACTTCAACTGACCGAGGAGGTTGAAGCCTATGAGCTCGCCAACCCAGTCGTTTAATGATGGCGTCGTAAACATCTATAGTGTTGGCAACATAGCGTCACCGGGAAATAAGCCGAAAGAAGGACTGACCTTGAAGGTCGGTTTTTTGCGTTATGAGGAACGCACTGTGGGCATGGGAAGATTTTGGTCAGCCATGCAGGCAAAGGCGCGGATCGACTTAATCCTCCGGGTACCTCAACTAAGAAATGTATCGGCACAAGATGTAGCCATTCCCATTGACGGAGAGCAATATGAGATCAAGCAGATCCAATACCCACCGGACGTGGATCCGCCCGTAATGGATCTATCCCTGGAGAGAATTGAGGCAGCCTATGACCTTGCTTGAGTTAAGGGATTTACTACTTACAGTGGGTGTCCCTGTTTTTCATTACCATGCATCACAACAAACGGAAAGCTACATTGTTTGGAATGAGTTTGGCCGGAAGGGATTAAGCGCAGATAGTCAGATTCAAGAAAAAGCCATCAAAGTCCAGGTTGATTATTTCACGAAAACAGAGTTTGATTCGACGGTTGAAGAGATTGATTCTCTTTTAGACAGCGATGATATCTCCTTCGAATATCAAGTTGATTACGAAGAGGACACCGGCTATATCCATCATATCTGGGATGGAGAGGTGGCATAATGGCAAGATTTAATACTTCGGGCCTTGAAGGACTTATCCGGCAGGTTACCTCGCTTGGCGAAGCCGGGGAGCAGGTTGGAGAAGAAATGCTGATGGCTGCAGCCGAAGAGGTCAAGCAAGCCTGGAAGATGAGCGCAGGTATCCACGGCTTGAAATGGACCGGTGACATGATTGAATCCATCGGGTACCCGAACAAACCTAAGAATGTTGGTGGGGTCAAAACCATCGATATCTATCCCCAGGGAAAAGACCAGCGAGGCACGAGAAACGCTGAAAAGGCCTTTATCCTGCATTATGGTTCGTCAAGCATCCGGCCAACCCATTGGGTTGATGATGCCGACGAAGCGGCTGGCCCATTAGTCATGGATGTCATGGAACAGATTTTTGATCGATTTTTAAGAAG